AACAAGACCATATCTTGTCTTAAATCCAATTTTTGGCTGGAAGGTGTTCTCCCCAACTGCACGAACCATCTGTAGTGGAACGTATGGGCAATAGAACAGTCCTGCATCATAAGGTGATCCACCCTTATAACCAACAACATAGTACTGGTTGCTGCCTTGAGCAAGACCACTGTTGTTAGCTGCTAAGTTAGCAGAATATGGGTCAATGTATACTCTGTACTTACCTTGGATAGTACCAGCAAATGTGTTACCAGTATCATCAACATTAAGGTTAGCATTAAGAGCAGGTGTATAGTCAAGTACACCAGCCATTGTTAGTGCAGAAGCAACGTCTGCAGAGCACATGATAATGTTGCCCTTTCCGCGACGTGTTCTCTGTGCGATTCTATTAGCATCTCTTTCTATCTGGAACAGAAGTCCTTTGAACTTCTCAACTGACCACCTACCATTGGAGTCAATGTCTAGGTCAAATATACCAGCACTTGCTGTGTTCTCAACTGCACCTTGCTCAGCAACCTTATAGATTGTTCTAATGACTTCCCTGTTGATTTCAGCAAGGATTTCAGTAGAAAGGATGTTTGCAAGTTCAGCTTCTGCATTCAAGCCATGGATAGCCTTGAGGTCTTGAGCAAGCTCTAGTGAGTACTCAGCCTTGAGGGCTCTTGACTTAGCAGTAACAGTGACCTTCTCAATAGAGAATGCCATCTGGTTAAACATGTTACCAGCAGCGTCTCCAAGAGCTTCAGAGTCACCAGTTACCATTCCTTGACCAACATCATATGCTGATGAGGTTGCAGAACCTACAGGGTTAAGAACAGCAGGGTTAGTTCCAGACTGCTCAGTAGTACCCAAACCAGCTGCTACATCTGTGATGCCACCAGTTAGGTCATTACCTGAAGACTGTCCAGAGAATGCTGTATCTACTTCATCGAAGAATGTCTCTGAACCTGATTGATCCTTATACCTGGATCTCATTGCAAAGATTAGTCCAGTAGGACCACTCATTGGTTGAACGCCAGCTAGGTCATAAGCAACTAGGTTAGGCATTGAACGTCTAATCAATGAGATTAGAACAGGATCAAAACCAGCAGTTGGACCTGCAGCAGCAGAACTACCACCAAAACCACCTGATGCACCAGCAGCATTAGCACTGTTGGTAGGTGATGCTTCAGTTATAGTTCCTTGTTGAGCAAAAGATTGCTCATCTCTTAAAAATTTTTCTTGGTTTTCTAACAGGACAGCGGTTACAGCTCTACGATGTGGATCTGTAATTTTGTCAACACCCTCTGCTTCAAGCAAAGGAGCCCACTTTTCCTGCAGATGTTCAGCATTGAACATTTGCGTTTACCTCTTTGTGTTTTTGTTTGATTAAAATACTAAAATCATTTTTTAGCAACAGCGTGCAATGTCTTAAGATAAGAAGCCATTGAACCAGAAACATCGCCCTGGCTAACATCTACTGTCTCAGAAATTGTCTCTCCTGTAGCCTTTGGAGTATTACCTGGGAAATAAGATTCCTTTAATGTCTCCAACTTTTCACGATATTGACCTTCACTTTCAAACTCTACACTTTCGGAAAGTGAGGCGAGCTTTTCTTTCTGAGTAGCAGCAAGGCCATCAGAAACTTGATCCAAAATTCCATCAGCAACAGACTCAGCAAGTCTACTGTTTAATGAAACATTCTTCTCTATTTGCTCGTTGAGCTTGGTCTCCATGTCATCTAGTTTTTCTACCATGCTTTCTAGCACATCATATTTATCATCAGGGATTTGTACATAATGTTCTTCAAAAAGATTCTTCATTCCACCAAGGAATGATTCAGTCAATTCTGTTTTGAGTCCATGCTCAATAGCAAGTTCGTTTTCTACGAACCACTCTTCAGCAACATACTCAAGATAAGCATCAACTCTTTCTGCCAATTCAGACTTAGTTGACTCTATCTCTTCTACAAGCTTCTCATCAAATTTAGCTTGCATGTCCTCAGCCAATTGATTGACTTTAGACTGTAAAGCAGCTTCAAAAACTGTCTTTGCTTTTTCTCTGAACTCTTCAGATAGTTCTTCACCACCTAAAAGAGCATTGACATCTGCTTCAATGTCAATTTCTACTGTTTCTTCTTCTACTGTGTCTTCTGTAGTTACTTCAGTTTCTGCTACCACTTCTTGGTTATCTTCTAGTTCCACTTCATCACCTGATTTTAACGCTTCTCCAGCAGATAATCCTTTCATAGGGTCAGCAGGTTTTGCACCTTTGTTAACTACATCTTTTACTGTTTTAATCTTAGGTTCCTTGATCTTTGCAGAATCATTAGTAGGACTATAATTATCTGGTGAAGGACCACCAAGATCCTCATAACCAACTGATGTTCCACCAGTAGTTAATTTTGGCATAGGGTCTCCTGGCTTTGCATTTGCAGTTACAGGACCCTTAGATTGCTTAGTGCCTACTTCCATTTCTTGTAAATCTCCACGAGACATTGGTAAACCCTCTGATTATCCGAGTATTAAACTATATTTATTTAGATAAGTTATAAGTTTGATAAGAAATCGTTAAATAGATTTAACTTATGCTCATCCAATTTCTTTTGATCAACTAGTGTGTTGATTGTTTTGTATGTTTTCTCAGCATACTTCTCACGAAGAATACCTCCATCCCATACCCAATCTTTTCCTTCCATAATTCCCTCAACAAATGCATCGGGAGCAGAAGGATCAGCAACGATGTCAGCAGCAGTTGCCAACATGAAGTCGTCACCGACAACATTAATTCCTTCACGGGTTGGTTTCAATGAACCAATTCCTCTTGAAGAAACACCTAATTTTACACCTTCTTC